GACTTCCCCTTGCCTTTTTACGCCATTTTGGCATACTTTAACCGACAATTCAAGGAAATTTTCCACACTGCCCAAGTCTCCCCGATTATGATATATGCGTTCACAAGTGTGATATGAATATCCTTTTTTATTACCGAATTTGTAAAAAGTGTTAAAACGTGTTATATGAAAAACATCGTTATTGGATTAATAAGCATCTAACGGCTTGTTGCGCCAAAAAACGAAAAATGCGTTGAGAGAATAAAATGAAAAAAAAGATCAGAGCACTTGAAAAACCTCTTTTGTACATTGACATGTTCGAAGGCCATCTGCAATTAGTTATGGAACATGAGGGTTTGCCGTCCCATTTGACGATTGCCGATATTGATACCCACGGCGCTCGTGTTACCAAAAGCAACATGGTGCACGGTCATAAATATTATTTTAACGATGGCGGCTGTATTTTTGAAATTGCCCATTACCAAACAAAATATCCGGGATTTGATATTTTTGTTAATAAACAATGGATTTTTAAATTTTCAACAGATACCCCCAAACCCGTCATCAATGTATTGGAAGTGCCACCTGAAAGCTTACAAATTATGACGCCCCAAAGCGCTGTTCACTACGGATTTTTATATGTACCGCCTTATGCTTTGCATGTCGCATCCCATGGGAATTGCGCCGCGCACAATCCTTTGAATATTAACCGCCACACGAATTTGCTTAACCGCGACACTTAACCTTTTGTTTAAAACATACGAACAATGTGTGTCATACGCCTACCTTGCCAAAAAAGTAAAAAACCCACTTTTTGAAGCATTGATAACAGACAAATGTTTTTTCCTTTTCAGCTTACATACGAAAAATTAAATCTTGAACACAAAATTTTCAAATTTTTGTATGCCCGAAATATCCCTTACGGCCGCGAGCATATTATTATTAACGCGAGCATATTATTATTAATAAGGTTCGACAGTTTTTAAGTATTTCTACGGCTTGTCCATAAATCATACCCCTATCCGATAATCATAATTTCATTATTATATAAAATATAATCAATTGTGATTGTTGAATAAAATCTTATCAATCGCGTTCTTGCTCTGCATCGTTAAAATCCCCTAAATTTGAGCCTCATAAACCCGGAGCCAATCTAAATAATTTGACTTAATATACAGATTCAACCGGCGTTTAAGTTACAAACCGAGCAAATTCTGCAGATACGAAAAAACCCCCGTCTCCTCCACCGGGGGTCCTCCCGTTCGGCTATGAAGTTTCCGAACTTATGTGTTTGAATAAATTGACTTATTCAAACAAAATGGTTTTAATTCTTGCATACTTACGTATGTTTTTATAACAAACTATCACAAAAAATGCAATTATTCAAACGTAATTTTAACTTTTTTTCCATAAAATAATGCCATCTGTATCAATTGTTCCAATCTCATTAACTCAGCTTGGCCGTTCGGCGCCCAATCAATCGGGTGAGCCGCCATAAATGTTGAAACTTTATCTGCCGCTTCTTCCAACGACCAATTTTTCTCGCTTCTGAGCAAAAATAATTCTTCCCCGAGATTTTTATAAAATTCTTTGACCGCCTGAACGTATTGAATGTCAAAATCATCTTTTTTCTTTGCCATTAACGCCTCCTGTGTTTGTTTCATTGGCTAAATCCGTCTTTACAAATCCAATATATAGCCATTTTGCCTATATGTCAAGATAATTTTAGTCATATTGACTATTTATTTTTTTGGACAAATTGTATAAAATACAATTAAGGAGAAAAAACATGAAACCACAAGAACCAAATCGAATCAGAGAAATCAGACTTTCCAAAGGCATGACGTTGCAGGAAGTGGCTGATAAAACCGGCATTACGACCGATCCTGCCCAAATACAAAAATTGGAAAGAGGCCTGCGGTCACTGACACCCAAATGGATGCGGGTCATTTCTAAGGCATTGGATGTCAATGCTTATGAACTATTGCCACGGGATTGGCAACCCGAATCCAGCTTAATCAACCTAAGTACCTTTAAAATCCCAATTATCGCCGGCATTCAAGAAGGCGTTTGGCAACAAGGCATCAAGTTGTTGCCCAAAGGCGGCGGGATTTTATTTGCACACGATTCGGCCGAAGCGACTCGCCCGACCGTATTTATAAATCGTCCGACACATTTTAATGAAAACCAAATTTTTGCCGTTGAGGTTCAAGATCCGGGATTTCAAACGGCTTATCCGCGCGGCACGGTTTTAATTTGTGCCAAGAAAAATGACTACGGCGCCATTGAAAACGGCAAATACGTCGTATGCGCCAAAACGAATGCCCAAATGCAAGCGACTCAACTATTCATTCGGCGCTATGTCAAAAATGACGGGCAAGACTTATTGTTCAATGATGTGCCCGGCATGCCTGAAGTGGATACGCCCAAAAAAGGCGAATTGGAAATTTTAGGCATTATTATTAAAAGCATTCGTGATGAGTAAAATAAGCCGTTAAACCGTTTGATTGGCATTGCCGTGTGCAAAGCCCGTTTGAGGGTTATAATAGGCATGGCAATTTGGCAATGGGGCATTTCTTGCGCACGGCAAATTTATTACCGTGACTGACATATCTGTATCGTTTATGGAGATTTCGCCGAGCATGGCATGGCGTTTTTAGCTGACAGGGCTTAAACTTTACGTACGTATTTCATGTTTAGGCTTTCTGTGTTTTTCAAACTAACGAGGCATTATTTTTTAAGTATAAAATTTATGTTTTAAGGCGATTAAAACTTTATCGTCAAAGTCATTTATGGGGTTATATCAAATGGCGTCAGGATTAACAGTATCAAATTTTATAACGTTATCCTTTTCACCTTTCTTTATACTGTTGGGCATAACAACTGCGCACGGCGGCATCATTTGACCTTTGATTGCCCCTTAAAGCCACCTTGTTTTTGCTTTGCAATAAAATTGATAAAAATACCAGTTGCTTCATAATTTTTTCCATTTGTTTTTCCTTTCTTTTTAATTATGACCATAATTAAAGGTGTCGAATTCCACACCTTCACTTCCCTTTCGTACATTCATTTAAATATGTTTCCAATTCGACCGTGCGCAAGATATAATCTTGTACCGTTATAAGCGTTTTCGGCGGTATTGCTTGACACCTGTCCACGGGCACATAATGAGGGCTACAGGCACTCACGCACATCAAAGTTAAGCACATCACGGCATACTTCATCTTTGGTTTTCCTTTTTTCGATTTTATCTTGTACCTTTTGTACGGCAGCACCCGCCGTTACCATATCCGACCGCGACTGAATGACACACTGAACGGCCTTACTGTCGGATTCGCGGCGATGTTGTTCATATCCTTTATCATACGCCCACCTATAGAATAAAATAATGCTCGCACAAACAATCAGAGCCGTTGCCCAAAGATAAAGTTTCATCTTTCATCCTTTGTGTTAACTCAAACGCATTTTCACTTTACACAAACGCCTGTGTGTAAAGTCAGCCAACCCTAAACATCCCGCATAAACATAGCCAACTCTTCGGCTCTGCGTTTGACCAACCCCTTTAACCCGTTTTTCAAACCAAAATCCCATTGGCGCATGACCTCCGCCCAATCGCGCGCACAAATTGCTTTATAAAGTTTGCTTTTTAAAAACCCGCTCGCATTCCAATTGTATATTAAACTGGACAACGCTTCTTTTTGCCACATTGAAAGCGTGTAGGGAATTTTGCCAAAGACTGGATAAACGTTCCGGATAAGGTAATCATTTAAATATGCTTCGGCTTGTACGTCGGTTATCATATCCCCTTGCTTAACGGGGGTCCCATCCGGATGAGTGGTATTCCCGTACCCGATTGTCCACACACCAGCAGGACATTTGTATGCTTCCAAGCGCAATCCTTCGTATTTTTTTATTAAATCGGTCATATTGAATCCTTTCATTAAAAAACCTCAGGAGTTCTAAAAATCCTGAGGCTTCTTTATGTTGGTATGTTGGGAAAGTTTCGGGGTTCTAAAGACCAACCATGCCAACATACTATTATATATACCCTAGGTTGTGTCTTTTGTCAATATGCAACTTTCATTTAAATAAAAAAGTTCCGACTTCACCCACCGACACACCGAATGCGGCACACAAAACTGTAATTAACAAATATAAAAAAACCTTATTATTCAATACACTTTTAAAGTTTGCCATAACATTAGACTGTTGCTTTGCCAAAGCCTCTAAAACTTGGTCAATTTTCCCATCAACGGCATCAACCTTTTTATCCAAGGCATCCACTTTCTTTTCCAAATTCGTCATGCGCTTGTCCATTCGCTCCAAATCCATATTATGCTTTTCGTTTTGTTCTTTAAAGTCGGCAATTTGCGCCTCTGTCAACTTTATTTGCCCCGCCGTTAGACCGCCTTTGCTCTTTTGCGCTTTAAGCATCTCCAAAGCCGTTTCTTGTCTGCACATTACGCACCTGCACTTTCAGGCTTTGGGTACTTTTCTTTGATACCGGCGATTGTATCTTGCCAAATGGTCGTGCCGTTGACCGTGTCCCAATATTGCATGTCTAATTGATCAATGATTGACGGATATGCCGCTGCGCGTTGTTCCGCATATGATGGTTCAGGCACAGCGGGCTCTTCGCCTTTAAAGTAACGCTTCCCATCATACCCATAAACGATTTCTTGGTCTGTCGTTAAAGTTAATCCCAAAGATGTTGCTACTCTTTCGCTTGGGCTTGAACGACCGATGGTGCCATCCGATAATAATTCGTAAAATTTTGTCATTTATATTTCTCCTTGTGCATAGATAAATCTGAAAGAATTGGTTGTACCTGTTGCATTATAATTCACAACATACTTTGCCCCTTTAGATATTGGGAAAAGTATTGTTAAATTTTGTGTTGTCGACGAAAGCACATTGTAATCTTCAATTACAGATAAACCTGATACGTCCTTTATCCCAACAGAAATATATTTACCTGACGCGCCCGATGATTTTGCAATGTATATATATCCGTTTGCCGGTGCCGTATACGTACTGCCCGACGGTGCTAATGTTAAATCCACATAACTATCGCTAGGCATACAAAGGTCATTTGCTTCGACAGCATACAGTTCGTTCGCATTTAGGGTTTCGATGCTGTTAAATTGTGCCTTCGTTAATAAATTAATATTTGTCAATCCCACCGTTGTATTTGTCATTTAAACCTCCTTAATATAAGCTAATGTTTTAATTCTCACGTATCCGTTGGCACCCGCAACACCCTCACCGTATTGTGTCCACCCCCCGGCACCGCCGAATCCATAACCGTCATATACGGACGCCGTGTACGACGTTGAACCGCCTCCGTAATAACCGACGCCAGCGTTGCCATTACTATTTATGGTTTCTGAGCGGACAGTCATCGCCGAACCCGTTGTTATTGAAATTGTGCCAGCCGTACCGCCCGAAGTATCACGCACACCACCTCCGCCGGCTCCAGCGTTTACGATTGTTGTCGTCATCGAACCAACGGTTGCTTTGATGTAACTTGCGGTACCGGCGGTACCGTTTACGCCACCCGATGCCCCGCTGCCGACACCTGCGGCACCAACGACAATTTCATAAGAACCCGCCGCGAGCGTCACGATGCCCACGAACGCTGCACCCGAACCACCCGACGCCCCAAGCGAGTTTTTAGTTGCCCTAGAACCACCACCACCAGCGCCGACAACGATAATTTCATAATCGCCCGCTTCCAAGTCAAGCGTATATGTACCCGCCGTATCAGTGTCCAAAAACGTTTCAGACGGAACTAAGACAGTTCGGGTGCGCTTAATCATATAGGACTTAGTATTATCCTCGTAATAATCGTAATCGTCCGCCGTGCCTTCGACAGTTTCGGTTGTTGTGGTTGTTTCCGTAAGGTCACTAGCGGTGTCGCGCTCTAGTGTGCTGTCGCTTGTCGAATTGGAAAAACGACATACTAGCATTGTATTGTCAACACTTAATAGTGTAGCGTTTGCTGTAGTTAAGTTATCACTTGACGTTGCGGCATAAAAAGCACCGCTTGTAACATTATTTATGTATACACCGCTTTCATCAGGGTCGACATAATAGTAGAGCGGCGTTGAGGTCCCTGCTATCGCCGCATAACCCAAATAACATTTCCACGTTTCGCTCACTTCCGTCGTAATCTCTTTGAAGTACTTCCGATTGCGCATTGTAATCGCGTAAGGCTTGTTGCATGGGACGTCTTCCATATATGTATTTCCCCAAATTATCTCGTCCGCGTCATTGATCGCATAACATTCTTTTAAATCTATTGTTCCGAGATAAGGAGCACTTGAATTGTAAGAACTTAGTCCCAATCTAAAGTCAGATGAAGATGACGCATTCATCGATGTATCACTTAAAACAAAACTATCCGTATAAGTTTCGCCGTCCGTTGAAAAATAGTAAGTTTTTCCAGTACCAGTACAAACAATTTTTACCCAATATGTTGTATTTGCCGTCACCCCACTATATGCAGTCCACGTTCCCTGATTAGTCCAAGAATACACCCTAAATAGACCTGCTGTAGTTAATTCTAAATTAACAAAATTCTCACAATGTAAAATAACTTGCGACGTACTTAAACTACCCGTGGTGAATTTGAAATAATACGTTGCATATTTATTGCGCGCACTTGTGGGCAACTTTAAATAATTACTTGTACTGAACCCGCTCGCGATGCCGCCACTTGTAATTGTCGGAGTACCCGCAACTGTATACGACCCGCTTTTAAAATCGCCAGCATGATGAAGGATTCCTTTTTTCATTAAAGCATATTGTCCTGCGTTAATTTTAACACCTTTCGTATAAAATCCGGTCCAAAAATACGCTCCGCCAATCTTAATATAAGATTCTTTCAAATCGACGGTTGTGTTTGAAGCTGGATAAATATTGAAACCGTGCCCGATTCGACCTGCATCATAATTGACTCCAATTGTTTTTGTTGACACAAGACTTGATTCCAAATTCCAATTGCTGTTATCAGTTGATTGATAAAGTTTGTAAGTTTCACCATCGTAAGTAAATTTTACATAATACCACGTGTCAGTTAACAAAGGCGTTACACCCGCAGCATTTTCAATAATATCCCACGAAGTTGTATTATTTGAAAGCCAGAATCCCAATTTACCCGATACAGTACCAATTAAACAAGAATAGTATGGCGCGGAGTTGTAAAAAAATTGTGGATAACTTACTGAATTAAATTTAACTTTCCACACCATTTCCAAATTAGTCACGCCCATCGGAAATTTTGATATTTCCAAATAATCATTCGCGCTAAATTCGCTCACAATACCGTCATTGGTAATGGTTGGATTTCCAACAATCAAATAATCGGCCTTAAAATCACCTGCCTGAATTGCACGTTTAACAAACATTATTCCTCACCCCAATAAGTAATTGTCGGCAGAGTAACAGCATTCCATCTTGCTCCATTTTCATCCGATTGTAAAAATTTACCATATGTCACAGCTGATTGTTCCGGCAATCCTGTACTTGCCCTTTGAGCATATACTTCGGCAATTTCTGCCCAATGTTTTGCTGAACCTTCGGGACATTCGGTAATTGTTCCTGTTGCTTGCTTACGAGCTTTTTCTGCCCAATGTTTTGCACTGTAATAATTTGTCATTTTTCATCCTCCTTCAAAAACTCTTCTTTCACCGCTTTGCGTGCTAAATAAAAACGCGAGTCCTTAGCTGCTTCACCAAGTAAGCCATTGTCAATGTCATGGTACAGCATATCCAATTGTTCCTCATCCGTCGGATATGCCGCAGCGCGTTGTTCCGCATATGTCAGTTCAGGAGCTGCGGGCTCTTCGCCTTTAAAATACCTTTTGCCATCATATCCATAAACGATTTCTTGGTCTGTCGTTAAGGTTAATCCCATAGACGTTGCCACCTTTTCACTTGGTGTTGAACGCCCGATGGTGTTATCTTGTAATAATTCGTAATAAGTTATCATTTATATTTCTCCTTCTGCATAAATAAATCTGAAAAAGCCCACACTGTAATTTGCCCATGATAATTTGACGATAGCATCTTTATGAACCGGTATATTACTGCCTGTCCCATGATTGACATTTGGCCCCACCGTCGTTGTGGAATAAAACGTAGTATCGTTATTCACCACGAATATATTGCACCAACCATTACTTGACGTTGCATGTCCTTCAAAGGCAAAATACCCATTTGCCGGCGCAGTATATGTACTACCTGATGCTCCAAGCGTTAAATCCACATAGCTATCGCTAGGCATTGCCCAACCGGCACCTTGACTTGTAAAGGATTTTGCGGGCACAGCGTTCGATAAATCCATATCCGCTTTGTTATTTAAAGCTTCCAAAAGGGCGCCGTCGCTTGTGTTAATGTCTGTCATTAAATTTCTCCTTGTGCATAGATAAATCTGAAAAATGATGTTTCTCCTGATGCGGTGTAGCTGACAAGAATGACATCTCCTTTTGAAACAGGGAATATGTACCTAACACTGTTACCAGAAGTCGGAGTAATATTCATCGTGTATCCTTTGGTTTGATTGTCCATAATAAAATATTGAGTGCCAGCAGAACTCGTTGCTTTCACAATATAATACCACCCATTCGCCGGCGCCGTGTAAGTACTTCCTGAGGCTCCGAAAGTTAAATCCACATATTCATCGCTTGGCATTGCCCATCTAGAGCCTTGACTTGTGAAGGCTGATGATGGCACTGTGTTTGATAAATCTATGTCCGCTTTGCCGGTTAGGGTTTGAGTTATTTGTCCCACATCAATAGACGTTTGGTTTTGCACCGAATTGCCAACGAAAAAATATTCATATTCAAATTCGTCCCCTATCAAACTTGTAGCGGCATAACCCGATGTTCTCCAATAAATTTTACTAGCAGAGGTTGTGTCCCCCGAAAAACGGGCATTTTGAAGAACAAATGAATTAACCGTCGTGAGGTCGCTATTCACAATCGCATGCCTTCCTTGGTAGCGTGCCCCATTCGTTAATCCCTGTGTTAAAAAAATGTCATAATTGATATCTTGGTAACTTTGCTTTAAGTTGATGGTTATAAGTTCATTATTCGGGACAACACATGATCCCCCTTGCTCACACCACCCGTCCGAATAAAGGTTGTACCAATCTGTGCTACTTTTATAAGCCCGCAACAACCGACGTGCATTTCTGCGCGGCAACTTAAATTGCTGATTTTCAGTATCCAGTAAATAAAAATCCGCGGCACCTGTAGCCGCATACAAAGACGTCATATTGTCCGCTTGGTCGAGCAGACAGATTTTTTTGTTCGTGCCGGTTAAGAAATAATCGACCGTTATATTTTCTATTGTAATCGAGTGTGCTATGTACGTCTCTTGGTCAACATCCTCCAAACCAACGCTTCTTTGGCCCATAGCACCGTCTTGTAACGTTATTTCTATCACACTACCAAGTTCGGGGTAGCTTATATTCGAAATTTTTGATTTTTTGAATGCATATCCGTTTTGAATTGTATAAACCATATCTCCGACAGACGGTGCATAAGAAAGTGTAAAGAGAGGATCTGAACCTGTCCAAAACTGATAAAATGTTTTTTTTTGTGTATTTAACTCATTAACCAACGCACTATACGCCGATGTATACACAGCTCCCGATAACCAACTGAACAGTCGACCGTTAACGTACGATGCATTGTTTAAAATATGACCCGTCTTAAATGACATGAACAAAGGCAAGTTTGATAATCTTGACATCCCTTCATCGGTCAAGTTCGATAAGTCACGGTTCGCCGGGTTACCTATTAAACTAGCTGTGGCTTCTGCTACCTGAGCCCAATGCTTGGCCGACCCATCGGGGCATTCGACCATCGTGCCGCTTGCCTGCTTGCGAGCTTTTTCCGCCCAATGTTTTGCTGAATAATCTGTCATGTTTCTTCCCTTCATTAAGTTGTTTAAGCGCTGTCCCTCATTTGGTTTATGCGCATATGAACCATATATTTTGTCCCCGATTTTTATTTAACGCTCTACCGGATAAAATCGCTTTGGATATAGAATCGTTTTCGCCTCAATGAGCAAACAATCATTATTTTTTAATGCATGAATACGATAAACGTAATCGATAACGGTTTCGTTTTCAGTTAACTTTTGTTATGATACCAAAATTAAAATCCCGTCTCTTAGTTTTCCGCATTTTTTGTTTTTCCTTATTAACCATATAAAAAAGTTCCGGTACCGGCGTTGTAAAAATATTGCCGAGTAACAGAACAATACATACATGGCACATTATGGTAATCCAAACACGGGGTAACATCGCGGATAATCTCTGAACCACGCGTTAATATCGCACGCTTTATTCGGCATTTAAGGGGTGCGGCATAAGATTTAAATAACAAAAAATCTACATTTGTAAATTTTTGTTCTGCGTCAGTCAATCTCTCCGGGGTTTCGTCCTCGAACCATCCCATTTTATCATTTAAAAAATTGAGTCCGGCGGTATAAAAGTTGTTTATTCCACACGGGTATTTTGAAAAATAGTAATACGGCTTAGTTGAACCCGTGCCGGCATTCCCATAACCATTGCGCCATGCAGACATATAAGTTCCAAAAAATAAAAATTTCTTCCCATTCGTTGTTGTAAACCCTGCAGGATAATTATCATTGGTTTCTTGCATTGAGAAAATCATTTTCAGCCCGAAAGTTTCATCAGTTATTCCTTCGAAAAGCCGAATAAACTGCGTACCGGTACCTTCTAAATAATTGATTTTTTTGCTTCTCATCAACATCATCATGTTTCTGGTCAAATTTTGCATTTATCATCCCTTCACAACCGAACCAATATACCATGCACCGGCATTTGAATCATATTCATAGATGTAATTGACATACCCTGTTTGGACAAACGGTTCTTGCCCATTAAAGTATTGCCCTGCATTAACACCAAAGGAAACATCAACGACCTGTTCAAAATATGCTTGTATAATAATTGAACTGTAGACGCTCTCATCCGCTATCGTCGGCAATACGAACGTTATTGCACCCGTTGGCGCTATTTTGTAAATTTTATTCGCTGCCAACGCAATTGTTCCGGATGTTGCAAGCGTCTCAATCCTCTTGGCATAGACGCACTCAAATTCATCAACCGGCACGTCCTCATCCGCGTTCGCAAACGCATATGCCAATCCCGCATTCCCTTTCGCAGAATGTTCCCCTACTACAGGAACCTCATCATCGTCTCCAATTGCCCATGCCCGGGCTTCATTGGTTTGTTCGGCTCCTTCACTCCTTACTAAATTTACTTGAGTATTGCCCTCGTTTGTTATTGCATTCAATTTTTCCACCGCATTCGCGTTGTATGCTTCACACTTTTGCGTGTGATTGGCATTATATGTGGATAACTTTTCTTGAGCATTTGTATTGTAAGTGTTTGTTTTTTCAGTCGCATTCTCCTCGAATTCATTGGAAATATTTTGTGCTCTTTGCGCTTGTTGTGTTGCTTCCGTTGCTTTAGACGTGGCAACTGCTGCTTGTGTCTCAGCACTTGTTGCAGAATTCGCCGCATTGTCGGCAAAAGTCGCAGCCTGGGTTGCTGATGCACTTGCTTCGCCCGCTTTAGTGGTTGCCGTTGTCGCTGAACCTTCAGCCGCATTTTTATAACTCAAAGCGCATGCCTCACTTACAGCCGCATTTGCTGCAGACACACCGGCGTTGCTTGCTTGGTCTGTGGCAATATTTGCTTGTGTCATTGCATTGGCGGCACTTGTTGCCGCATTACTTTCACTAAGCGCTGCATTGCTTGAACTCACACCGGCCGACATAGCACAATCAACTGCAGTGGCCGCTTTTTCAGAGGCTATAACGGTTTGATTGGTCGCCTCCAGCGCAGAACTTACAACAACGTCTTTGTATTCTTTAACAACATTAACACTGGCATCTGCTCGTGTTTGAGCCTCGTCAATAGCGGCCAAGACCGCACCGCCTTTTTCTTCAATAGCGGCCAAGCATTCTTCCAGTTGCGGCCCCGGGTCTCCCTTTTCCCCTTTTATCATTGCCGCAGCCGGCATGCTAAAGTCCGGTATCGGAACATCCTCATCTGCATTCGCTATCGCAAACGCTAACCCTGCATTTCCTTTTGATGAATGTTCCCCGGGTTCAGGCACCTCTTCATCATCTCCTATCGCCCATGCACGTGCCAGTATAGCACTTTCAATTGAAACAGCTTCCGAATTCTTAATTGAATCCAAAACATCATCCGGCGAAATATCCTCTGTCATATCTGTTTTAACGCTTCGATTGAGCGCTTCAGCCTGCTCTTGATTTTGGAGGGTTAGTTTATCGACCGCTTTCATGATTGATACCGGGTCAAACGTTTCGCCGTTTTTCGGGGCAAAATCAGACAGCAAATCCGTTTCGCGGTAAATAATAATTTTTTCCCCTTCTTTTAAAACATCATTGTCCCCTTCCAACACGGGATATTCAATACTGCCGCCAACGCCCGAATCTTTTATCAACACTTCAAAAGATCCTGCCGGCAATTTGATTTGCGTTTTGTCTGGCTTGACACGAATGACATGAATCTGGCTTTTATCCGTTACGACAAAAGAAAAAGGCCAAACTGTTGTTTGGCCATCCCCTAATCGGATATCTTTACTGTTTTCTACCGGTACACTCACCTTTTATTCTCCTTTCATTATTGTTTCGGATCACGGCACATAAACTCTGCCGGTTTAAACTCGCTTTGTTTAATTTGATGGAATAAACTTTTCACAAAATTCTCGTCATCTTTAAAAATAACGTCATCAATTTCATTTGCTTTTTTAACAGCTTTTGAATTCAACAATTTATCATTCATGAGTCCTGTTGTTTCTTGCACAGCCAACTTTTTAAATGAATTGGACATATAAAAAGTCAGTGGGTTCAAGGCAAAAAGTCGATTAATGGTCTTTTCGGCAAAAAGTGAAACAGCGCCACATTTATTCTTTTTACTATTATCCAAAAGCCAACGAATGTACGCTTCCAAAAACGAATGTGACAACCATGTAAGTGCCGTTTCGCGTATCAATGCCTCATACCGCTGCCCATTTGGAAACCCTACGGCAGCGCGGCGGCACCGGTTATACATTACATCAAAGACAGGAAGTAAAGTTGTTAAAATTTTCCAAGTGTTTTTTCCCTTTTGTTTTTGAATTGAACTTTGACCCATTTTCGATTTGTACATCGAGCGCATAATACCATCAGCGTATGAAACAGCTTGAGCTTCGGTCTTACCCAAAAGCAACGCTTTTTCATAACCGGCGCGCCAAGAGATACTGCCCATCAGAAAATTTATTTTTTGAATGCCGTCCAAAAAGAATTCAGCTTTTTTATTTGTGATACCGCCATTTGTTCCTATCCCAAAATTTTGAGCATAATTATCCTTAAAAATCCTGTTTGATTCCTTTGCCCAATGGCGCATAAATTGTGATTTGGAAAGAATGAATTGGCCATATTCTTTGAATTTTTTTGTTCCCAATGAGGCGATATAATTCATTGTCCATTCAGCCGTATTAAACCCACCGACTTTAATTGCCGTTTGGCTCAAATCAAAGCATTCAGTTGCCATAATTTTGATGTCGGACATTGAAAAGTTAATTGCATTCATACGTAAAATATCCATTAACCTTGCAAGGGTATTAAACGGCTTTTTGCAAATCCCCGCATCCGATATCCATTTTTGCAAATTGCTATACCCATTTTTGCCAACTGTTGATTGAACGGCTTTCGCGAGTTCTTCATTTTTAAGCAAGCGTGCCATATCAATTTTAGCTTCTCGATAATTAATATCTGTTACAAAATCGGCAAAATATTTTTTGATGACATTTAAATCGTCAAACATAACCGATTGTCCGCTACTTTGACGAGATTTTAAAAGACCGCGTATCGCAATGGATTTGAATTGCGGAATATCCAAAGCATAATCTATCGTATGACGAATTTCCCTATCTTCAATAACACCTGATTTTTCATTATTAATAATAACCGGAAAATACCCGCCTTTAAAATCGCCAAACGGTGTGCGAATGGTACACGGTTCGACATCTTTCGGCCGTACACCCGTTATACGTTCTTCCAAATCACTACTTGCATGACGGCAATGTTCCATCAAATTCCAAACTTTTTGAATATTTTTCCAATCGGTTTTTGATAATTTCGATAAGGCTTGGTTAACATGATTTTCGGTCAATCCATCCATCGCATTTAACAACACGGCACGATTGCACTCATTGCCCCAGTTTAAAGCAATCATTAAAATTTGCTTCATGGTAAAATTGCGATCGCCGATTTTGAAACGCATATCCAACTGTGCCGCATCATACTCTCTAAAAATATCAGCCAATTTTTTATCAAGATTATTCAACTCAAACATTGTTTTTGTTTCGGCATCATTTAACCGTTGATAAAATTCATTATAAAACAGACCAGGTTTTCCACCGTCAAACTCAAGGGCTATTTGTTCAATTTTAATAAGTTCTGATTCAATATCTTTGATTTTATTATTAAACAGTCCCCCTTTTATTTTATTGTCAAACAAACTAACATTTACATCTTTTTGAATCGGTTTTGCATGATTGTAAACGGCTTCTGCCAAGTTCGCAGCAATAACACCAATTTCTTGACGCGTACCTTTTTTCAACATAAACCGTGCATTACAACCCACCGAATAAATGGATTTGACTCCTTCATATAACGCCATAAAATCCGAATAAGCCATATTATGATATGTTGTATGCCTTTTATTAAATAAATCAGGATGAACAACCGGTGCGGGTTCACCGCCTTTAGCCAAATCATTTACAAATGAGTTGAAATCTTGTTCCAATTCAAAATCAGTATCCCAATATCCGTGCTGAGTTAAAAGTCCGTTAATTTGCGCAAAGTATTTAGGGCCGATTATTCTTTCGCAATCTTTTAAGGTATCAAAAAATTTTTCGGCTGTTGCAACATTATCTTCCGCTTCATACGAACGTTTTACCAAATAAGAAGATAATGCTTGGCGATGTTTCGTTTCTATGGCTTTAACTGTGTTGTTATCACGAACGGCACAATCAAAATCTTCACCTGCCTTAACCGCTTGCCCGGCATATTTTCGAATGTTCATTGCATCACGCAATGTTGCTTGTCGGATAATGTTATCACCCGTTTTACATATAGCATCTTGTAATATATTTTTCATTCGGGCGGTGATTTGCCCGTCGCGCAATACGACCTCTTCGGTGATAAGATTTTCAATTTGCGATTGATTATAAAGACTTCTGGCAATATTATCTTCAAAGGATAATTTATCAAAAATATCCTCATGGCGTTGCATCATAACGTCAGTAGCCAATTGAACTGCCGTATCGTCAAAGTTTTCCGCCGTCATCAAGTCGGCAAACATTTCATCTGCGGACCCATAACCGATATCTTGGGCAATATCTTCGGGCGCACATCCATTTTCGGATAACCATGCGGATGATAATGAATAACCGTATGCTTTTGACAATGAGGCATTAAATTGTAATAATTTATTATCCAAGGCTTGAATCAAACGATATTTTGGCATTTGTTCAATTCGTTTTTTTGCACTCGCCAATTCATCATTAAATTCTTTTAAATATCCTTTGCTGCGCATATGCGTCACGGCCTCAGCGCGCCGCCGAATAACTTCATCTAAAGCGTCATCATCCGCTTTTTGCAAATCATCAAGATACCCTTCATATTTTTGTTGCGACTTAAAATAATGACGCGGTAACGGTTCATTTTGTGCATTTAATTTTCGGGCTTCTTTGATTTGGTTTTCAACCGCAATTAATTGCTCAAAAAACAATTTTGTTTCGGCTATGTGCGACTCTTTTTGCGTGACATCGTTACAAGAGGATAAGTTTCGATACATTTCCGACAGCCAGTGCCTAAAACGCACAAATACAGGTTTTAAGGCTTTATCGGGAACATCCCCTTCAACCAAGTATTTTACAAAAGAACGGCCAAATTTTTCTTTCATCTGTTTGGTCATTTCGCCGTCTTTTAAGCCCATCCATTTGTTAAGCCCTGACAATTGGGCGGATAAAATGGTATCGTCAACAGTAGAGTGAACAAAATCGTTTAAAAATAACCCGACAGATTCATTAATAAATTCGTCCCTTGTTTTGAATAAGTAAGCATTAAGCCATTGTTGTGTGTCATTTACCCGGCGCTCAAACATATCTGTTCTTTGGGCCGTTTCATCCGTTTTGAAATCCTCCGGGCCGGTTTGAATGTCAATCTTGTTTTTGATGTCTGCCGAATTTTTACCCATTGCACGGTTAAACCAATCTAACGGCAAAATATTTTTGCCGCGTGTTGCAACATCCGCCCGTGCCATCCACATTCTTGCTATTGATTTTGCTTGTGTTTGGTCCACAGCCTGGTTGTTTAAAGCAGACATCATCGTAGAATATACATTTTGGGCAGATGTTTCGTGCGGTGTTAAACGTGTTTCAGATTCATCTTTTAAACGTTCCGTATCTGCATATGTGCGTTCAACGAACCGTTTTGCATCGTGAATGCTCAGCGCGTCTTCTTTTAATCGAGCAACCTGATTAAGCGAGTCATAAAGTTGCTCATTTTTGGATATCTTGGCAACATAATCACCCGTGTTGACCTTAATATCGCCGCCGCTTTCAATTGCCGTTTTGAAATCGGCCTCGGGAATATTCATTTGCATCAAAAAAGCCACCAAATCGTTCGTATTTTTTCCAAAGGTTTCTTGAAGGTCAACCGCATTAAAATACAATACATTTGAATGCGTTTTTTCGGTGATTTTATTGACAATGTTTGCAAACACATCAGGCGTTCGTTTTAAAGTCGTACTGGCATCTGCAATATCGCCTAATTGAGCCAATCCTTCAACTACGCTTAACGGACCCACAAAAAGCAATCCACGAACTTGATTTGTCAAATCGGCACCCGCATCACTTGGTGCTGTTAAACCATCTGCATTTGTATGGTTCGGGATTTTTTCAGCCTGTTGACCAACTGCCTTTTTTGATTTTCGTTTGACCTTAGGATTTATATCTAAAATATTTTTTTCAACATTCTTCTTTTTGCTGTTACTTGTTTTTTTATAACGCCGATTAGCTTTACGTTGCACTTTATTTGAGGGAATCAAGTTATACACGGAAGAATAAATGCCTTGGGCGGCCATTCCATTAACTGCTGACATTAAAGCATCATAACCGATATCGTGCCAATCTTTATCTATTCTTGCGACATATTTGTTTATCATGTCGGTCGAGGCACTTTGAAAGCCATCTTTGGCACCACCAACTGTCGCATTAACACCCGTACGAATCAGACGATTGGTCAAACCGTTACCCAGATTTATTTTGTTTAAAACTTTCCCAAAAGGCAGTTTTTCACTGCCCATCAGCAGCGTCGAAACACCCGCGGTTGCCATATCACCGCGTTCAGTCCCATAAATGCCGTTTTTGCGCATGCTTTCTTGTTGCGCATTGATGGCATTTAAACCCAGCACAACCCAGCCATATGGTCCCATAGCTGCTTGTCCGGAAATTTGACCAATCGTTTCGGCAATCTTTGTTGCCGCATTTTGGCGATTTTCATTGGGTCTGATAAAATCGGCCACAGCCCCGAATGTGTTATCGCTGGCTTCCTTGGCATTGGTTGCATATTCATTCCAAAAATTGGTATAGGAGTTGTGCCATTGATATAAAGTTTCATAAAAACGGTATAAACGGGTCTTTTCCAAGCCGCATGATTTTAATAAAGCCAAATTACTTTGCATCTGACGATTATCGAAACGCTGTTTCATTGCATATAGTTCATACAAACCGGAAATCGCTCCTCCGGCCATTTCCGGCAACGGAGCAATAAATGACCGTTCAATATCCCATATTTTTTCAACAACGTTTGTTTCGATTTTCATCAAATTGTCAATATCGTCTTGGGTTAATGATGCATATGTCGCATCGCCTAATAAATTGGAAAAATAAGGAGCATTTTTTTTAGCTTCTTGCATTTTTAAGAACATTTCGTCCGTTTTTAAACGTACTTTTTGCGCTTTTGCCAACTCAAAACTGATACCGTTTTTATCTGCCAACGTTTTGATTTCTGCCGCTTCGTCGGGCGTAATTTGCGAAGCTTGAAAACGTGCATTATTCAACATAGATGTATTTTCTTTGTCCATTTGGACAAGAGACATAGCAATTGAACTTTTTTGCCTATTTTTTAATGGTTGCTTTTCGTCAAAATCAAAGTTCATTTTTTGACATCCTTATATTGGTTAATAAGATAATCCATTGTTTCTCTATCGCGGCCCAAAATAGCCGGATACATTTTTTGATACAACTTTTTTAACTGATTGTCCGTTGCCGGATTGCCGGATATCCCTTGGGTAAAAAGATATGCTTTGATATCGGATAAATCCCCGATAGAAATTTTATTGAACGGCTGGTATACTTTTGCCCTTTTTTCTACAGGTTGCCCTGCCAATTGGGGTAACTTTACATCTTTGTAAAATTCCCAACCTTCTTGGCTAAACGAACCGGCCATCCGTGTCACGATTGTATCAATTTCCTGAGTTGAAGCTTTGCGTTTCCCTTGCAATTGGGTGGATTCATATTCATTGACGGCACTTTCCAGACGGACAATTGCCTTGTAATATTCTTCCGGCTTTTCTTTTTCATCTATCCCCAGCAATCTCATATATCTGTTGACATGGTCATGCCTTGACAAAAACTCTGTGTATTTGCCGCTTCCTATCTCATTCATTTGATTGCATTGGATATCATCTTGAACAGCTTGCAAATGCGTTCTGTCCGCAACAGACAATTGGTCAATGTAGTGATTTAAATCAATGCCGGCAAAATTTGACGGGTTACGTTGAGCCAGACTGTCTAACATAACATATGTTTTTGAATCCGTTTCAATTATGCCGCCTTTTGAAACATAGTTCTGATAAGCTTTTTTAGTTTGCTCATCTTGTATCCCTTCAATCGTATTTATCAGTGAATCGGGAATAAAGCCATCTTGTATGGCCGTGTCGATATCCGCCGTTAATTTGGTATTGTTTGCCTGTAACGTTAACCCTTTTTGATATTGATAAGAATTGGGTTTTGCCATTCCCAGCCAACGATAACCGTATTCATTTTCAAGCGTTTTTCTAAAATTAGGCTCACTTACTGCAGACAGGATGTCTAGCGCCTCTTCGGCGGATTGTGATTGAGTAAATTGTTCCCACTGTTTTTCTTGCCGTTCTTTTTTTTCAATATCGTCCATGCGCCGTTTGTCTGACCACCGGGATTTAATACGATTAATCGTCAAATCTCGTTCTTCGGCATCTTGAATTTTGTATGCCTCATCCAACTGTTCGCGTTCGGATTTGCCGTTCATCCACAATGTATCGGCATTTTTGACAGCCCTTTGTTTGACAGTATCGTCATATATCATCCGCTCTATTGCTTCATGTTCCGACGCAGCTATATCGTTTTTATGCGCCATATAATAATTGCGCGCTTTTTCCGAATCCTCAAGCGACAATTTGGAAATCATCGGTTTATAAAAAGATGCCTTATATTGCCTTTCTTTCTGAACACCAATTTCGCCCTGGCCTACATAATTTGCCCTGATTGCAGCTAAACCCTTGTTAAAAGACATCTGCACAATATCGTCATTGGTGTAATTGGCCAAAGCTTCTTCAATAGCATTATCAACTGAAGCTTGCATGTTATCTTGTTTATATTTTTGGAATTGTTCGCGTTCAAACGAGTTAATCACATTTAAATAATTTTCTCGGCGCTTTTGGGCAAGTTTGAAAAATAACCGTTTTTGGCTGGCATTTTCCAAAATTTCGGACAGTTCATTAACTTTTTTATCAAAAGCTTCTTCAAATTCTTTTGATGCGCCTAAAGCCTTTTCGCCTTCCCGCAAAAAAATATCTTTATTCATCAAGTCCATTGATGTAACAGATAAATTTCTGTCAACATCCGATACTTTCAATGTATCATATTCTTCTTTTTTTTCTTTGGCAATATCAAACCCCATATTTGCAACAGAAGATAATCCTTGCCCGACTTGTTGTAATGCCCGTCCGATGCCGGCTCCGAAGCTTTCGGCTGTAGCTGTCGGCGCATTTAAGCTTTGCCGCATTGCTTGCGTACTGTCATATATTTTTACCACTTCGTTTCTCCATTAAAAAAGCCCCGGCTTGTCCGAGGCTTATTCATTTACAAATCTTATATCGATTCCGATTGCTTCACAATCTTAAAAAGTTTTCTAGATTACAAAATCAGATTAAATTTTCCAATAATCATTTACCATAGATGCAATCTCTTCAAATATTGTTCCTGATAAGGGCGAACAATTTTCTGTATATCCGGACCCCTGATATAATGCTATCGTTTCATTCGTATTTTGGTCGACTAATTCGGCAATTATATATAAGATGGGATACCCACCCTCGAAACATCTTTCTCTCCAGCTACCCGAAATATTTAGCACGAAACGTGTTGGGAATTTTGCATGAGATACATCACGTTCAGATTCATGTTTTTTAATAACATATGCAGAAGAATAATTCTTAATTTGAAATCCTTTTTTACGCAATTGTTGTTCAATTTGTACCCGCATTTTGCTTTCTTTGGCATTTACCACTATAATCTTTGGTTCAGATGTTTTACTAATATACAACTTTTCACTTTCTCCCGTTCCCCTGCCCATACAACCGGTTAAAAACAAAAATGAAATTATAATTAACAATTTTTTCATTCTAACCACTCCTTATTTTTTATCATCAAAAAAACCATTTTCTTTTGCTTTCCACAACGAATTAGAGGTGCTGTTTAAAAGTGTAGCTCCACTTCCATAGTAGCTGGACATCAAAGCATTTTTTCCTTTGGCTTTATACAGAGAAGACCCAGAACGCAAACCCCATACATCCATATCCGTATTATGTGCGATTGTTTGACGGTCGCGTTCTCCCCATTCTGCCGTTTGTTCAAATATACTCATAGGTGTATCGCTTGTCAAGTCTAAACCATTCGCGGCCATACCGGCACGTTGTTGTGCTTGGAGTTGTTTCACTTTGCGAGCGTGTTCGGCTTCGGCTTCCAAGCCTTTTTGTTTTTCATTATCGGCTTGTAAATTGGCAATGCGTGCATTGTAATTTGCTGCTGATTTTTCGGCTTTTCCTTGTTGATATTGCCCATAGGCACTGACACCGCCGGCAGCAAGACTGGTAACTAAGGCGGTTGTTGCCGCTGCTGTTACTGAACACATATTATTTCTCCTTTCTCATATAAAAATGCATAAAAGGTACCTTTAAAAGACCGTATGGGCATGGTTCATCAAACTCAAACCCGCACCATTTTAACCAACGTATTGACGCTTTGTTTTCTACCCAAACATCATTCTCCAATTTAGCAACGGGTTTAAGCATACGTTTGATATAATGTTTGCTATGTATTAACAAATCTTTTCTAACCTTAAAAAAATCTTTAGCCCCAATTAACCAAACACTGGCACTGTCGGACAAAATACAATGTTTCGTGGCGCCGAAGATGCCGATAACGTCATTTTGATATAAAATTGTCCGTACATAGTATGACCGCTCAAAGCCCATTTTCAATGCTTCCAGCGGTGTGTGTCCCGAAGCAAGCATGATTTCCCGCTTGTCCGTTTCGCGGACATTATCGGCTAAAGCATATATATCCTTCAACTTTGTTTTTCTTATCTTAACCGCCATGAACAATCTCCGGCAATATTGTATTAATAATCAGAGGATACGGTGCCGCACTTCTGACAAAAACTTCTGCGTTTTTGGTAAATCCGGCATATAGGTCAACTTTGACATACTCAGTCATTAAATCAGGCGCTTGTCCATATTTGATGTATTTAAGCTTTGAATCCATAGATGGGCTTTCTTCATGTGCGGCTACTTCAAAAATACCCGAATTTTCAACACACAATGTTACGCTTGAAACCTTTTTCAATTTTCCTTGTGCCGTTGACGTTAATTGGTCTGTCGGATAATCGATATCCAATGTTCGCAACAAAGCTTCATAAGGCAAACCGATTTTAACGTCTTTGCCCGGTATGTTCAATTCAACACCACCATTAATAACGGTCTTTAACCCTTGAAATCCCCCGTCAATAAACACCGCGACTGTTTGCCCTTCCAAGTATTCAAGCCCCGATTGTATGGACGAAACGGGATTTTCAAATTTTGCCGATACGGCACAATCCAAAAACAAATAATCCGAATGCCTATCTTCTATTTTTTGTGAAATTACAAATCTTTCAACATACCTTTTGATTTGGCCGTTAATCTCACGTTTGATTGTTGCATATACGCTTTCGGTTTGACCTTCTTGTACGGCAACAATGCTTTCAAATGAACCGGTGGTTTGAAACCTTGTGAAGGCATAAAGTTTATGTTCCTTCATAAAAGTCAACGCAACCAACTCTCCAGTGTTTAACACCATTAAAATAAGGTTTTTTTCGCCACAATACGTCCAATCAATAATTTGTTTATTTTCAAACAAATGGCTGGCAAATATTGATATATCCACACCATCATATCCGTCAACTTCCAAAGAATACCCAAGCGTCCTAATTCGTCTGTCTGCATAATATAGTGCTGTATTGCCGATAATAATCGGCTTTAAGTTATGACATTGCATTTGATTTTGCGGCTTTAACTTAATGGATTTCGGCGACAAATAAGGGCTGTCTCCACCATTGCTTGCTTTCCAAATACCGTTTTGGGTCAATATCAAAAGCTCAGATAGGGGGATAAAATGGTAAACCGTATTAACTTTTTGCCCTGCTGCCCGTACAGAAATAGCATCATCATCCAACAACGGATTTGACATTGTGAAATTGTTATAATTTGATGATTTGGACATCTCTACCAACTCACTATCGGACAACGTAGCCGCCATGCACATGCGTTGTTCATAAATGGCTGCTGTTGACGGATAATTGCCGCTGCCGTCAAACGGATTGCGCGATGTCGGCGGCGTTACATCATAGTCCGGTTTAATATCCGCAGACTTAAAAGTTACCTTTGCATTCGGCCCACTTTCATCTATAATCGTGGCTATCCATCCGAACATGCCGGCAGAACGTCTGTAAATACTGTATTTTTTACAACCTTCAACTTTATTCCACTGCAAGGTGGTCGTCGTTGCAGCCCCCGTTATCAAAACCGGCAAACTTTCTTCACCCGTCTTTTCATTAATAGCCGTTACTTTGAATTGTTCATCGCCTGTCTCTGATGATGACAATCCTGTTGGCGCCGGAGTTTGAGGGGAAAACACCATCGTTTCAAGCCGCCAATCCGTATGGTCATAGCGTTTCAACATACGCGGTTCATAAAGCGGATGCGTCAAAAAGATAACGTCAGCCGATTGTTCGTAGTTTAATTCCCATACATCTTCAATTGAATACGGTATTTCAAGTTCATAAGCTGTACCATCATCTTCATTGACAACATACCCGCCTTCGGAAATAACCCGCATAACTTTATCGGCAAATTCCAAAGCATATCCTTGTGTCGAAGAAAATTGAAATCGAAACAGGCGCGACGGTTTTGCACTGTTTTTGACTTCTCCGACAAAATAAGAACCGCCACGTTTTTCAATCCCACCATGTGGCCGAACAATGAAATTAACCAGCTTTTTTGCTGCCGTTTGATATCGTTCTTGGTCCGTACGCGCCCACAAGGACGGTGCAATCTCTCCGCTGGCGAATGAAGGTTGATTGAGTGTAAATGTCATTTTTTACTCCACATATGATGGTCCTGTGGGGCGATATACCCCGGCAAAAAGGATGAATGTCTGTCGGGTATATGTATGGCTTTTTTGATTTCTTCAATATCCAATGATTTTTCCAAATCAATTAAAGTAACATAATTTTGAAAATGTTTATCCGCCGCCGACGAACCCGTTTCACCTTTAACAATTTCACTGGCAATCAAAGAAGCAACGGCTTGACAAAAACCGGCCGGCCATATTTGTGTATTGTCAATCACTGCCGTATATCCGATACGTGCCAATTTCAAATCCGTCGCAATTAATTTTTCGGATTTATTGGATGAAACAAATATATCAAAAACTCTTTTTTCCTGATGCGGATGAATTTTATGCTCATTGCCGTCGCTGTCATATATTCGGCGAATGGTTAAACAATCAGAGGGATAAACATACACATAGCTGTACTTGTCAATTTCTTCATTTGATAAAACAAGGGCTGATTCGCGGCGTGCAAAACTCCAATCATGATATTTCAATGCCATATCTCGGCAAGGGTTCCAAAATAACCGGCAATCGGAAGCTTTAACAGAGTCTTCTTGAAAATTAGAAATCGTACTGTTTGAACACCTTCTTAGCGCCATATTGCAAATTTGTGTTTTATCCATAGATGCCTCTTTTTATAAGGGGATGAATTATTTTTAATTCATCCCTTTGTTCAATTCAATTGCTTAAACTTCTTCGCGCAACCCTAACCAAGCCGTTAAAGCCCCTTGCGTCATAGCGGCGCCGGAAACGGTCGCTACGACTTTGGAATAACGTTTAAATCCAACAGGCAAGGCCTGACAAATCATGCTTTTGCCGGCAATCAAATCAGCAACCGCTGTTTCATCGCTTGCACACACTGTCACAAAATTTGTGTTGTCATCGCTGTGTTTAAGCTCGACTTTTAATTTTGAACCGCTCGCGCCGGCGAAAGCTTGTGTAACGCGCACTTGAAAATAATTGGCTGTTTCGGATTTGCCGTAATCGGATTGGCCGCCAAAATCAAGTGTGTTTGTTTCCGTCGCTGCAACGGCGCGCGGTTGTAAATCTTTCGTATAAATTTGTAAATTATCTCTCATGATGTAAATCCTTTCTTTTTATATATAAAACGGCTTTAACAACCGTTAAGGCCGTTTTAAAGGTAAAGTTTTAAGCTTTGACTTGTTCTTCCGTGTCCAAAATGGCTTCACACAAGCGAATCGGATTGCCCAATCTGAATTGAACAACCGGACGGCCGAAAGCGTCCGTCAATCCGACGGTTGCTTTATTCAATGCTTCAATATCCAAATATTCAAACGCCGTTGCATTGGCATAAATAACGGCATTCGTGCCGCTTTGTTTCATTCGGTGCAAAGCTTTGATGATTAACTTGTTCAAATCTTTCATTGAACCGTCTGTCGGAATATTGGCGATACGGGCAACACGGCGTTTATCGGTAATACCCAATCCAAAATGGCATTGGAAATGATCGCGATATCCTTGATATTGTTTGCCTTCTTCATCCGTTAAAGTCACTTCTCCCAAATCATCGTGCGTTACGCCGGCCGTTTTGCTGCCGCGCGGATAAATACCGCGAGCGCTTGCCCTGTCCCATTGCACGATATAAACGGATGTTAATTTCGAACCCGTGCCGCCGGCATCAATAACCGTACCGCCAAGCTTGTTGCAAATCGTTGCCAAACCGTCACATTCATCAGGGTCGAGCGCATGATTGCCGTAAAAAATTGCATCGGCAAATGTTTGGCTCATCCCTTCAATATGGGCATTGGCTTCATCCATGCGAAATTGTTTCGGACTTGGGTTGCCGTCGCATTTAGCTTTATCAACTTCCGAATACGATTCATACATGGCAATGGGAAACGTAACCGGTTCGGTTTTGGAAGAGCTTTTGCCGACACCTTCATCAAACCGACGTTTTTGCCCTTTCGGCACAAAAGTACGTTTGGTATCTTTGTGATAATATCCGCCGTTTGCTTCAATAAAAGGAATATCTTGCAAAATGGCATTTTCTTTAGTCATAATTTCAACAATCGCCGCTTGATTGCCATTCGGGGCAATCCGGTTCATAATTTCCATTAATGATAAATTATTTACTGTTTTTGTTTGTGGCATTTTTATTCTCCTTGTTACATTGTTTTAAAAGAAAGCATTGGTCCGCCCGTTTCATCACGGGGCAATTGCCTTGTATTCCCCGCGGTGCCATTCACGGTAGAATCTTCACTTACGGCCTTTCCTATCTTGATAAACAGACGCACCAATTCGGGGTGCGATCCAAGGCGCGTGTCCTCCAAAAGTTTACTTAATTCGGGCGTGCCGAATTGTTTGACTGCTTGCAAGGCCATATGTTGGTTATGGGCGTTACTCAATTCCGGATCGTTGCCAATTGTTTCAAGCCAAACTTTTTCTTGCCCGTACCAAGCATCATTTGTTTGCTTTTGCATATCTTGCATGGCTTTGATATGCAAATTCACCAATGATTGGGCAACATCTTGGTTAAGGTTGTTTTCTTTTAAAATCGGCATTAATTCAGCCGTCAGGTTTTCATTTAATTCAAACCCTTCGGGCATGTCAAACTGATAAGAATCTTCATGACGCATAGTGGATTCATAACCGCTTAAACGATTAAACCCTTGCCGGGCAGTGTCAGAATCAGTGCCTTCAACTGCCCACGAATTTGAGGTATTTTCCTGGTTAGCACTATACAAAGCCGTTTGGTTTGAAAGCATGCTGTTTTGGACATTTGATTGAGTTTGGTTAATATCATCCATTGTAATTTTCCTTTGCTATTTTGAAATAAAGTTCAGGGTCAACTTGATTAAGGCGTGCAATAAGCGATACCCCGATCGAACGCTTACCTTCATAAAAGAAAACCGCTTCTGTGTTCATCGGCGGCAGTTCATAAACTTTGCACTCACATAAAACAGACCAAAAAAAACGCCTTCCTTCGGGCGTTTGTAAAACTTTTTTTAAATCGTTTTTGCGCGTTTCAAGTTTATTTTTTATTTCTCTTTCGGCAGCTTCTTGTTCGTCTTTTGTTTCAATGAAATTCATGGCTTGTTGTTCCTTGAAATATCTGACAGGGTTTTGGCACCCTCAAGCGTTTGCATCGCCATTTCCATTTGGCGTGCCTGCATCTGAGCTTCTTGTTCGGCTTGTATCATTTGTTCCACATCGTCATTTGAATTGACAATCCGCGGATTGACATTGCGTTTTTCGGCATAATCATCAATCAATTCATTGGCATTGAGTTTTTTCAACGCGTTTGGATTAAATTGCGCAATTTGCCCGACAAAACCGGCAAATTCGACGGATGCTTGCGTATCTACCATTTTTTGAGCCTGCGCCAACATTGAATTAAATTCAATTCCCAAATCCTGGCCGATAAGTTCTGGAGGGGGTGGCGGCAATAAATCAAGTTCCATGGCATGTTCAAAAGTTGTGTAAATGGTCGGCGCCAAAAATCCGCGATGCAAATTGTTTAATACCGGCCCCAATAACACAACCTTTTCTTCTTTACGAATGGCCACTTCTGTTGCTGTCATGGATTTGTCCGACATGGAAATCATTCTGAAAATATCGGAGTGCATATGGCTGAAGATATTTTCTTCCATTTCTTTAATCAGCATACTGATATTTTGAGTATCAAATTGCACTTGAAATGTCGGCGTAACACGTGCTTCGGGTCTGGAATCGTCATAGACGGTAGATCCTCCCGGCAATAGATTGGGGGTATATATTCCTTCAGCAATCGATTTGGGAACATTCCAGGGCGGCCGAACCTGATATTCCGTTGCCAAAATCCGCGCTTCGTTCATTTTTTGGATGGACAAACTTTTATTCAAGGCATTAAATGCCGGCGCTATGCCGTATAAATCGGATGAGACGGTTTCCCATCTGGGTGTATGGTATGGGAATCTTTTATATCCCGATACATTTAAAAGAAACCCGTTTTCAATGTCGCGTAAATAATAAACGGACAAAAACGGCATGTTTTTGTTATCAATTTTTCCTTTAATCCGATAATAATTTGGCAAAACAGCGTGAATTACAACATGCGTTTGACTTACCTGCCCGTTTTCGAAATTAGCTTTAAGGGGCAAAGGCAATTTATTAAGTCCAAACCGGCGAACAAGTTGGGCCAATGTCATGTTTAAAATTCGAAAATGTGTATCTATTTCCAAATCATCGTTTTGACCGAACATATATTCGCCACATGTATAGGTATAAAATCGCGTTCCGGTTTTAAAGCTTTTTTCTTGTAAAACTGATGCCTGTCCGAAAAAACCCATTTCTTTATATGCGCCGGGCGTGATATCATAAAAATTCGATTTGTTTAATAAACCGTACAAAACATTTTCAACATCAAACAACCATTCTTTGGCGGCTTTGAATTTCATCAAATCTTTATCTGCAAGAGATAATTTAAACCATTTTGTCGATTGATTGGTTAATCCGGATTGCATACCGGCCGACAAAATAGTCCCCGCTTCTTGTAAAGCGGAAGAAATCACACGGTCGCTTCGGCTTAAATAAGCATATCTTTCTTCATTCGGAAATCTGCCGCGGAAAGATTGCGAATATTCTGCAACTTGTTTCCAAACAGGCAACATTTTATCGTAATCCGATTGTACGGAACTTTGAATCTGCCTTAAATCTTTTTTTAAATTTTCACTATCAATCATTGAAATTGCTTTCGTTTTAAGCCCCTAAAAGAGTTTTTCTTCGCGTGGCGGCAGCGTCTGAAAGACCGCTGCTGCCCGTTAAAATTGTCGAATCTCGGCCAAGCATTTTTTGGGCTTTTTTACGTTCATCGTCACGAACTTTTTTAACGGCTTCATCTTGTTCAATAGGATCCGGCGTTACCGGCGGGGGTGCGACAACTTTAGGTGAGGATGCTCCACACATTTTATTTTCTCCAATCATATTCTTTTGTGTTAACAAAAAGGGGCTTTGTGTTTAAAGCCCTTACTGCTTGCGGGAATACCGCAAAATCCGTTTCTTTTCCATATAATTTTGCTTTTCCCCTTAAACGCGCATGAATATCCATCATGTCATCATGCTGCGACAACGGAAAATTAATATATTCTTCTTTGATATACTCTGCGACAAAATCCCTGGTCTTTCCTTCACAATCTATAAACAAAAGTCTATGAGGAAACCACACATTGCCTTTTTCAAAACGTGGGATATTCATTTGAATGCGGTTGAATTTCGGAACACAACCGCCGAATTCATAAATATCAAAGCGATAGTTTTCCTGCTCTTGCAACGTTTTAATATATTCAATGTCAGACATTAAACCATAGCGTTCATACCCTGCACGCAAAGGGCGCCATTTACGGTGCAGTTCTATAAATTTTTTTCCACGCTGAGTCAAATTCATTCTGTCCCGGATACCGTCAACCAAATACTCATTGCCATCGCTCCCCAATGCCCATACTTCCATAACGGTATAATCTGACCCTTTGGTTTTTGACCCGGCCGAATCGCATATTAAAAATAAATTCATTCCGGCATATTTTAACCCTTCATAATATCGCAACCATTCCAACTTAAAGCTTTGGGCACGGTCTGCAACCGGATCTTGCAACATTTGTGATCCGAAAGTATATGGGCCCATTGCAGCACGCTTTTCATCCAAATATTTTTGCGTCATAAAAACCGGCTTACCGTCAAATTTTCCATTATCGGTTGCAGCGTATTTGCGTACGGCCACAATACCGCGCTCAATCATTACACTATACGTATCAAAATAATGATACCGTGTGCCAATATACCGTTTAACACCGTCTTGCGCGCCCAAATTAAGCGACATTTCCCATGCGGCCGTCGTTTTTTGGATTTGCTCGGGAGTGTTGACACTTTCAAGTGTAACGACATCGTCATATATCATCAGTTTAAAATGCTTTGATGTGGGTTGCCCGTCTACCAATCCCCATGCTTCAATTGTCGCCTCTTTCGGGTTTGATTTACGCTTCACGATAATGCCGTCATCCACCGACCATTTGGGCGCGTCGCGTTCCGGCCGTTCGAACAAAATATCATCGAATAGCCATTTTAACTTTTTATTCTTTTCAAATTCAGATTTGATTTGAATTAAAAATGATTTGGCAATCTTGCGTGTATGAGAAAATATCCCGATTGTTATTTCGGGGTTTTTCAAAATATCTTGTATCGTTTTGGCAAATGTAATAATTGTCGATTTATAATGTTCCCGTGCCCACAAATCCAAACAGCCGTCCGGATTTGCTTCTACCTCGCGACATCTGTCAAATAACCAATCTTTATCGGCATCCGCGCGATTCAAAATATACACCAATAAGTAAAACAAATCCTTTCGGCATAATGTTCTGAGCGTTTCTTTTAAAACAGCGGTTCCTTGCTGGTGTGCTTCGGCTATAATGGCTTGATATTTTCTTTTAGTTTTCAATCGGGGACTTGCCATTGTCTTTATCCCCTTTCATACCCATTTTCATTTCATCAACCATTTCGGCAATTTCTTTTGGTATATTTGTTGTAACATTGGCATCAACATGCCCTTTCAATTCCAAAGCATCTCCGAATTCTTTCGGGACAATTTTGGATAATAACCATTTGCGCGTATCTACTTTTAGCTTTGCGCGCTGAATGGCTTCATTGTCAACAACTTTTTCCCCTTTAGAATTGACTTTAAAATCCTTAGATATATCATCCGATATTTCAATAATTTCATCAGCCCAAAAATATGCTAAATTTACACGGGCTTTCCAAAATTGAGCCGGATATTTTTTTTGAATCCAACTTAAAAATGGCCCATGCGGTATCTTTTTATGTCGACAAAACGCACCGGGAGTTTCACCCGAAGCCATGGCTTCAAATAGTTCAGCAGCCGCTTTGGCTGTGTATTTCAAAGTCTTTGCTTTTTTTGGCATTCATTAAATCCTTAAAAAAATAATGCTTTTTTTTCTGACCATACTGCAAATTGTTTGGGCATATTTTACCCAGTTGATTTATCGGCCTTCATCGCATTTATACTTATTAAACCGTGTAAAACCTTTTTTTATGCGCACAAAAAACGCCCCGTGGGGAGCGGGGCGTAAGGAGACTGATTATGATACAAAAAATCAATCATACTTATTTTATAGCATTATTCAGGGGCAAATGCGACACATAAAATACGCCGAAACATGCCAAGATGCGACATTTCGCGACACAAAATGCATTGTTATATAAAATTTTTAACAATTTCGCGGATACCGTCATTAAACATACGTAATAGGCACCGATTCGAATAATGCCTCCGTACAATTTTCAATTTGACCAATTCTTGGCTGACCTCGCCCCAATAGGTGCCCGGCGTACTTTTCAATTCAATAATTTTACGTGTTAATGGGTCTAACGCCGGCAACCATTTTTCAAACACTTCGGAAATATTTTCTTCATCATCGCGTAACCGGCGATACTCTTTATCTTCTTCAATATCTTCATAACTACGCAAATCATCGGGGATAATCATATGCCGTCCAAGCGCGCAACCCGTTTGTTTGGGCAAGCTTTGCCGTTGATGAATTGCTTTTGTTATCATTGCCTCTCTGATTTTTTTAATGACGTACCAATCTTCGTTTGTTCTTTTCATTAGCCCTTTCCCTTTTCAACATTTTAACAATTCGCCTGATAACACACTTATTCTTTAATAAGTCTGTTTTTGCCCCACAAATTTTTGTTTTTTTTTATGGTTATCTCTCATCAACATCCGGGTCATACCCTTCCATGCAAACGCCATAGACATCATAAATGGCCCGTTGTGCACAAATTTTGTATCTTTCGTCAAACCCCTTTTGTTCGCGCATCACTCGATAAACCCGCTTCGCTTCCTCCTCTTGAGCCCCTTCCTTTTTCGAATTAAAAAGTTCATTCATCAAAACATTGATGGACGGAAAGGTCATTGTTTTCTTTTTTCGCGTCAACCAATAACATGCTTCTTTGACCTGTTCAACTGTATAGGGCTTTAATTCACAACACCAAACTTTGACGATTTCATCCCGGCTTTGTCCTTCCTTGGGCTTAACCTCCCAATTGGGCAATCCGTAATAATTGCTTAAAATATCAAACGCTGTTTCAAATTGTATGTTCATTTTTTACCTCAGATAAAAAAGCTCTGATATCTGACGCACTCGCGCCCTTGGGCGTACCTGCAATATCTTTTTTGCCCTTACGAACATCATAAAACAGGCCGTTCGCGTTAAAAAATCCTTGGTATTTGTTCAATGCCGCATGCCGAATGGCTTCAGATGCAACGTAAAAATCATCGCCGGATAAATCCTTTAATTTTCCAAGGGCGTATTGCTTGCCCTCCGCTGTATACTTGGTGCCGGATTTTTCTTGTACCCAATACGCGAACAACTTTTCCCAATCGTTGTATTCTATTTCATCAAAAATGATTTTTTTTGTTATCTTTTTTTTGCTACCTTTGTTATTAACATTTACATTTGCATTACTTTTAGGTTTTTCACCGGATACCGTTTTCATAACCATCGGTTTTTCTGAGTCTTCATTTTCACAAACCACAGGTTTTTCATGGCCACAACCATCCGTTTCTTTTTTCGGGCGCCCACCCAAAAAACCGTTCAACCTACGTTTAGTGTTCGCATCTATTTGTGGTTTTGCCATCGTGAAAATAACTTTTGCCATGCCTTGCAAATCAGACGGTTCAATACCTTTCAAAGAATATTCGGCAATTGCTTCATAGGCATCTGCTTTTTCTTCCTTAGGCAACAACTTTATTGCCGCATAAAAACTTTCATAAAAAATAAAACTTTCCATCTGTTGTTATCCCTTTGCCCATGTTGTTCGCAACCGTTTTTAACGCTAACCTTTTTTGCACGACGAAAACAGTTTTATATAAGAACAGACAGCATACTCCAAACCAACTTATAACATTCATATGCAAACAACTTAATTCTTGGTTTATTCGTCTCATATTTCAACTTAGGATACCCGGCCAGCTTTAACCCATTATCTGAATTTTAGTAATCAACCTTTGCGCTATGGACACTAATCTGCCATGATTCAAACTTAATCGTTAATTTCCCTTTTCCGCCGCGCCAATATAACCCGATTGCTTGCCCTATAAAAACCGGCTTAAGTGAGTACAACCTAACCGCCTCTCTTTTTTTAATACGATATGTAATTAATAATGTCAAGATAAAAATACGTACCGTATTTGTTTTTCATTTCAAAATGTAATATACTTTAAAAATGTTAAAAGACAGGTTAAGACATATTATTGAAAACAAAGGCTTTTCTCAGGAAGAAGCTGCCGACTTGCTGGGTATTACGCAAGGGGCGTTGAACCACTACCTGACCGGTCGACGCAAAATCAAAACCGATTTTATCAATGACTTTTGCCAAAAAATGAATGTTTCGATTGCCGAAATTTATGAAGATACCCCTCAAAAACACGATTCGGATTTAAACGTTGACGTGATTAAAGAAATTTACGTAACGTTGGAAGGGTGGCTGTCCAAAAACAATTATGAGTTGGAACCGATGGATAAAATCAATTTGGTCTTTGCCCTGTACGACAGGGTTATCAAAGTTCCCAAAGAAAACAGGGCGATAGAAATCATTGATATTGCTGATGTTATTATGAAAAGCAGAAAAGTGGGCTAAATAAAGCATTTTCTTATTTCAATTTTGGAATTTCTCAGTAAAATAACATTGTATGCATGTGCATACTATTCTATTCACTGGAGATTTGAAAATGCAAGAATATAAAGATGAAGTCGAAGAAATCCTTTCACGGGTCAAAGTCAAAAATCAAACAAAACTGTCAGATGTTTTGATGTTCCCTTCCCTCAATATGTCCGGCATTAATATAATTTTTGTCATTATCGTCACTGCCGCGGCTCTCACATTATTGACAACCTTATTAATCAAGTCGCCGACGCCTGTTTCGGCATCGTACAACATCCAACAAACACCCATCACGGTTTCAAACCAAATTACAAGCAGGCAAGCCGATGAAATAAAAAAATTGGTAAAAGAGGTGTCTTTGCGCCAAAATAAATCACCTTTAACGGTTCACAGCGAATTGAAAAGGATGTTTCAATATTACCGCTATCGTGAAATTGACGTTGCAACGTATGAAAAAGTTGTCGCCTATTTAAAAGACAAAAACAGCTAGCCGACTTATTTAGTCGTCTATCGGGGGAGTTTTGTCAAAACATTTATTTAAAACAACACCTTATTATTTAGGTTTATGCGTTTGTATCTTTCGTGTTCAAATAAGCGCATTGTTATATTTTCCAAATATTTGACTTTATAATGCAATTTTTCTATACCCGTCTTCGTGGCGGAGGCAATTTACGCGGCGGATAAAAAGCCGGATTATAAACTGGCACTGACGGTAAAATTTTGCGTTTTCTTTGAATAAATAACAACTATTTTTAATATAAACACATTTTACTTTTCGTGTTTGCCTTTGTCGGGAACAACCGCCCTAACGGATAACCCGTTGCCCTATTCAGTTCATAAAAAAAATTTGATGTGTTAAAAGGGCAAGCTCCAAAATCGCCTGCACTGTTTGCTCTTTTCAAATAGGGTCACCCTATTTGAAGATGTGAATATTCTTTGCTGCTCTTTTTACTATTAATATCAATATATTCTGAGATTAACTACAATACGTATTTATTTTGGTTGACATAATAAATACAATATGTAATAATCTATAGGCCAATAAAAGAGTAAAGGGGTCTTATGAGTAAAATAAATGAACAAACCGGTATTGAAGAATATGTTCAAGACTGCTTGAAAGGCATGTTTGACATGTACTTCGATGAATATGAACACGAATACGCCGAAGAATATGTCCCTTACGGCGATACGTTTGCAAGCTTGGGGGATGAAATCACCGAAGAATCGCAAGAACAATGTGTTGAAGATTTTAAGCAAGATTTTGACTTTGACGAATTCATGGAATTGTTAGCCAATTCGGATTTTAAATACAAAATTTTGGATATGGTTGAAAGGGGCAAATTTCAATGACGCGCTTTATAAACTTGATTGCCCTGCTCTTTGCCGTAGCCGCCGCTTTATTTTATTGTTCGATTTCAAACGCGGCATTTAACTTACCGACATACTATTTTGGATTAAATCCCCGGTTGGGTTTAGAACAAATTTCATTCGATTTATCAATCACTTGCACCAACCAATCCATCATACTGAACGATAAATGCGATATTTATGTGATAACAGATTAAGCATCATGTTTAACACAAAACAATACCGTACAATTTACCGAATTTGTTGGGTATAAGAGCCGTTTTACCCACACGTGCGACATAAAAATAGCCCGAAAAAGAGGCACTAATTGCAATATATATCGTTACCTAAATGCGTACAAGTCGTTCCATCGGGCCCAAAAACCGTATCGCCAATTCTTGTATATGATGACCCGTTCGGTCCAAAAACCGTATCGCCAATCCGGGTGTAAGATGACCCATTCGGCCCAAAGACCGTGTCGCCGATTTGTGTATATGTTGACCCGTTGGGGCCGTAAACAGTATCCCCGATGCGCGTGTATAACGACCCGTCAGAACCATAAACAGTGTCGCCGATTTTGTAATATGAATCGCCATTAGAAAAATTTATGCTGTAATCGTCTTGCCCATACGACGCATGCCGTCCTTCAAATGAATCATCACCATCGGGCCAAACAGAATCACCTTCCGGTATCATACCGATGATATCATCAAAATGATGTGAACTGTGCGCTCGTGCACCGATAGCAAAAAGAATTATTAAAACGGCGGTAAAAAATATTTTCAT